AAACCGGCAACGCAACGTACATCTGCACCAACGTAGCCGAATCCGATCCGATTGACGGCATCAAGACATACACCGTTTCCGGCTCGCGCGGCATTCAAGACTAACCACAATACAAGGGCACAAACATGGCCACTTCTCTTGGCAAGGACGGAGACGCACCGCCGTTTGGCGCTGGCATTATTTCTGCCACCTATACGGAAGAGTGCGAAACGATTGACATTTCAAACCGCAGCAATGTCGGCGGATCCGCTAGCAATCCAGGCTACAAGGCCAACACCGCTGGTTTTAAGACCAAGACGTGGGAAATTGAGTGCCACGACGCCAGTGGACTGATTGCCAGCCTTGAGGCTGCCGGTTCTGGATTCACCGTTATGAGCGTGACCGAGAACATTTCGATTGACGGCGCCGTGACGTTTTCGGTGACTGCCAAGGAGGTCTGATCCTTGGCTATCACGCTTGGCAAAGACTGCTCAATTTCAATTGGCAGCAATATTGTCAGCGCTCGCAGCGTCACGTTGACTGAGTCGGCTCGCACCATTGACGTGAACCAGTTCGGTACTCGTGTTATGGCTGTGTATTCGACAGGCTACGACGCCAGCGTATCTGTTGAATTCAATGACAGTTCCGACGCATCCGGTTTGTTCACCAGTCTGCAGAACGGACACCTAGTCTCCGTGACTGGCGGTGCTGGCAGTTGGTCGTTTGACGCTGTTGTCACTGGCCTATCCGAAACGGCGTCAGTTGACGGCGTAGCTACGTTCACGGTCGAAGCCAGGATGACAAGTCCGGGCCTGCGGTAACGACTTGAGGAGACGCCGTGAAAGAGTTTAAAGACGAAGAAGGCCGCCCGTGGCGGCTGGCGCTTACCGTGGCGTCAGCACTTCGCGTGCGTGATCTGGTGACGGTTGACGTTGTGGATGACGCCACGGGCGAAACCAAACAGGTTCCGCTGGACATTGTTGACGCTGGTTCGATTGCCCAGACGTTCAACGTGTTCCGCAGCCAGTTCGCCAAAATTGGTGAAATTCTCTACGCCATGCTTATCAAGCAGATTGAGGAGCGGAAGCTATCCAAGGACGAGTTTTTGGATGGCCTGCGTGGCGATTCGCTTGAGGCTGCAGCCCGTGCTTTGGAGGCCGAGCTAGTCGATTTTTTCCCGAGTCGCCTTCGCAAGATGACGCAGCTGCTCGGCGCAAAAATGGACGAGGTCCAAACCGAAGTGCTGGGTCGCGCGGAGGCGCAGATGCAGGCGGCGACGGTGGAGAGTCTCGCAGCGTCTGGGATGCCGTCTGGGAAGCCGCAGGAATCCTTGGAGTCCACCCAGGCCGATGGACACTCCGACAACTCCTCATCGCTCGAAACGGCCGCCTAGAAAATGACTGGTGGCACACTGCCAACCTGTTGGCTCAACAAGTCAACTTGCACAAAGACAAGCACGCACCAAAAGCCGATCCAAGGAAGTTCAACCCGTTCGCTAAGAAGCCAAAGCCGCGTGAGGCAACGCCAGAGGATCTAAAGCGGCTGTTTGGGCCTGACTGGAAAAAGTACGTATGAGCGCATCCCGAGTACGTGCCGGCCAGGTGTTTGTTGAGATCGGCGCCGATCCGCGCAAGTTCTTTGCGACGCTTGGCCGGCTCAACAAGGCGATGGGGGCGATTGGCAAGAACGTTGCCAACGTCGGCGCCCGCATGGCCGGTATCGGCGCAGGCATGGCGGCGCCAATCGTGGCGTCCGTCAGCGCAGGCACCAAGTTTGAAAACGTCCTGTTGGGCATCCGCGCGTCAACTGGAGCCACGCAGGAACAGATTGACCGGATCAAGACATCGTCCATGGCGATGTCGCAGGCGCTAGGCATTGGCCCTACCGAAGCCGCAGCCGGGATGCTCGAACTGCTCAAGGCTGGCATGAGCGTTGAGGCCGTGCTAGGCGGAGCCGGCCAGGCCGCTCTGCAGTTTGCCAAGGTCGGCAACATGGACGTTGGGTCGGCCGCCGTCGTCATGGCGGACGCCATGAACGTGTTTAAGGTGTCTGGCGAGGTTGCCGCCAACACGCTGTCTGCTGCGGCCGATTCGTCCAGCACCAGCATTGAACTGATAACGCAATCGTTCTCTCAAGTGTCAGCTGTCGCGGCAATTGCAAACCAGTCAATTCAAGACACCGCTGCAGCCATTGCCGTGCTGGCCAACGCTGGCATTAAGGGATCTGACGCCGGCACGTCGCTCAAGACGATGTTGATGCGGCTGATGGCGCCGGCCGACGATGCCGCAGAGGCCATGGCAAACATCGGCCTGTCAACGCAATCGTTCCGCAACGCTGACGGGACGATGAAACCGCTGGTCGAGATTATCCGCACGCTCAACGATGCCATGGCTGGCATGGATCAGGCGGCAAAGGATGACGTGTTCCGCCGCATCTTTGGGCAAGACGCGATCCGTGCGGCTGCAGTGCTGACGCAAGCAGGCGTCGAAGGCTTTGGTGCCATGCAGCAAAGCATGAGCGGAGCCATGAGCGTTGGCGACAAATACAACACCATGCAAAGCGGCATGGCTGGCGCTACGGCGACGCTGATGGCGTCGCTCGAGCGGCTGGCCATCACGATCAGCGATGCCGTCGGGCCGGCAGTGAAGTCAATCGTTGATGCTATTGCGCCGGTAATTGACGGCTTTAGCACGTTTATCGCCAACAACAGAGAAGCCGTGACGCTGTTTGTAGAAGTCGCCGCAGCTGCCATTGGCGTTGGTGTTGCGTTGATGGGCATTGGCTTGGCCATGCAAAGCCTTAGCGCTTCGGCTGGTGTGGTGTTTAAGGCATTCTCACTATTCGGCGCTTTGGCCAATCCTGTTGGTCTAGTTGTTGCCGGGATCGTCGCGGCTGGCGCTGCGATGTACACGTTTCGTAATGAGATCACGTCTGCACTTGGCGGCATCGGCAAGATGGTGTCTGACGCGGCATCGTATATCGGCACAGGATTTCGGCAGGCACTAGTTGACGCCGGTAAGGTGTTTTCAGATTTAGGCGGAATCGCGCAAACCACATTTGATGGCATCTACGCTGCGATTGCCGAAGGTGACCTAGCCGGTGCAATGGACATTCTGTGGCTTGGACTGACGGCGGGATGGCTTCGAGGTGTCGAAGCCTTCATGGGCGTCGTTGACCCGTTCGTCACGTCAATTCAAGACGTGTTCGGAATTGTCGGCGCATCAATCTACAACGTGTGGGACAAGCTCTACACGGATTCGGCCGCCGTGCTCAACACCATGGGCGCGTGGATAATGGGGTTTTTTGACAACATTGCCAACGGCGTAATGGCAACGTTCGACAATCTTGTTGGCGCAATTCAGATTGCATGGACTCGTGTTCAAGGATTCATAACGGGCGCTAAAGACACTGAACAACGGGTGCAGGACATCAAGGACGAGAACGCAGCGCGAGCGGAGCAGCGACGCCAGGAGCGGCCTGGCATTGACGCGCGGATGAACGAGGCGGCGCAGCAGAACGCAGAGGCAGAACGCCAGAGGAAAGAGCGAGAGGCGGCCGTAAACGAAGGCGCGACGGCAGACGCTCAGGCTAGGCAAGATAGAAACAAAGCAAGAGCAGACGCTAGGCGGTCTGCAAGTCAGCAGGCACAAGACGATGTCGGTTCCGCTACTCGTGGCAAACGAGAAGGCCGCGCACGCAACGATCAGTTTGGCCAATTGCTCAAAGACATTGAAGGCGCGACCACGATTGACCAGCTGCGTGATTTGTACGGCGAATTCGATGCGCTCAACTCAAACGGTCGGTTGTCGTCTGTGCAGGCCAGCACCATTGAGGCGGCCCTAGAAGATGCACAAGAGCGGGTAACAAAAAACTTGGTGAATGCCCAGTCTGCATCCAGCGCCGCGCAAGCGGCAGCGCAGAACGGAGCGGACGCCGCGACGCAGGACGCACAGCGGAGCAAGGCGGAAGTGGCCGGCACGTTCTCTGCACAGGCCGCCATGGGCATGGGCTTTGGTTCCTCGTTGGCTGAACGCACTGCTAAGGCTGCCGAGGAAACGGCGAAGAACACGGGGCGCATAGCAGACCAAGGCGGCGAAAGGGTTGCAGCCTAATGGCACTGACGTGGATTGAAGACGGCGACAGCCGTTCCGCGACGATTCATCGCCTGGGTAAGAAGTCCACGGCGACGATGCAGCGTTCGTACAAGGTCTTCGGAACCGACGACGACGTTGCCGTTCACGCTGATGCCAACGCCCGTATTTCGACGCTGGAGCCGTATTGGAATTACCCAGGCACCAACGTCAATCTGCGGGCCGAGAGCTACTCGATTTCTTATCTCGGCGACAAGGCATGGCAAGTCACCGTCAACTACGAAAAGATTGGTGCCGACGACGACGACAAAGACCCCAAGCGTCGTGCTAGGTCGTTTGATACGTCTGGTGGAACGCAACACAAAACGCAGGCTTATTCGGTCGGCCAAGGCGCGACGCTAGACTTTGAATACCGATTTCCTGATAGCGCCACCAACATGAGCGGAGCTATCGGCGTCGATGACAACGGCGTCAACGGTGTTGATGTCGTCGTGCCGGCGCTGACATGGACAGAGACCTACGATGTGCCATCCAGTTATGTCACAAACGACTACATCAAAGCCGTGGCGGGATTGACAGGAACAGTAAACAACGGCGGTTTCCGTTCGTTTGAAGCGGGAGAAGTGTTGTTTATGGGTGCCTCTGGGTCGCACGAATGGGACAACGAAAAGGGCAATGGGCCGTGGTCGCTGTCGTTTAAGTTTTCGGCGTCAAAAAACCAAACTGGCATAACGATTGGCAACATCACTGGAATCAACAAAAAGGGGTGGCACTATTTGTGGATTCGTTACGAAGCACAAGTCGATAGCGACGCTTTGCTGCAACACCCGAAAGCTGTTTACGTGAGCAAGGTTTACCACGAAGGCAATTTTTCCCAACTAGGCATAGGGACGTAATCCATGCCGCGAGGCGACGGCCGCATTAGCCCAGGCGATCCGTTGCGGTCGTCTATTTCCGCTCGTGCTTGGAACAGGGCGCAGGACGCCGCCGATGTTGTGTTCGGCGCCTACGCTGGATTCACGGCAACGCCTGGTACAGCCGGCCCTTCTGCGCTCGTCGTGCCGTGTCTGGTAAGCACTACGATTGACGAAGTGAAGCCAGGCCACATCGTGACGTTTACGGGCACCGGCGCAAAAGACATTCCCGCCCACCAAGACCCACAAGATAAGCGCGTTGCCCGCGTGCATTCCCTGACAGCGGAATTGACCGTACCTGTTTCGTATGACAATTACGAAGAAAACAATTGGCGAATTGGCGTAATTGTTAGCGGTTTTCGCATGCCTGTGCCCGGCACGCCGCGAATGGTGAATGTGTGCATTGGCGGCTTGTGCGTTGCGCGAGTCGTGCAAACAGCCTTTGGCGTTGACCCGCAGGTGTATGTCGGTGGGCGTTATATTCGTGGATCTGTCATCAGAAATCCCGGTGACGATATGTCTCTTATTGGCATTGCCGAACAAGCCACCTGCGGACCTGGCGAAATTATTCAGTTTATCGCGATTGGAAGCTCGTCTAACCCAATGTGGCAGTATTGTGCGGTGAGGCTGTGAGCAGTGATTGCTGCGATTGCTGTAAAGAGAACTTTTATTTAAATGCGTTTGATGCAGGCCCGCATGTTGGCGACTACTGGCCGACGTTTCGCGGTGATGTGTCGGGGTCGTTCTCGGCTGGCCCTGGCGCAGGCGTAACTCTCAGCGGAATTCCGCACTTTGATTGGTGTTGCGTCCGCCCCTCCATCGCCAGCTTTAACGCAATCGCTGGCGCTCCAAACAGCGGGACTTTGCGATTGTTTGTTGAAAGCACTCGCGATTTAGCAACCAACGTGTGGGCAGAAGCAAAGACAGATATTCCTCTGTTCGATTCGTTTGTGTTGGGCGAGCATGACTATGTCGATGGCATGCCTGTTTTGGTTCCCCGAGAAGAACGGCGCCCAAGCAACACATACGTCCCTGCGTTCGGCTACGGCGCTGAAGTGTCGATAACAGGCCCTACTGGTTCGCCAACTGGGCCTACAGGGGCGACAGGCGGATTATCGACGCTCGGCGGTGGGTCGCCAACCGGGCCCACTGGATC